TTTTGGATATCCTCTATGGTATTGAGGACTATGTTATCGCCTGTTTTAATTGGGGTGCCGACCGGCATGAAATCCGTCGACATAAAATAAACCACACTCCAGATGGTAGGGCATTTATTAGAAAGGAGGGTAGGAGATACTATCTGGATGATATGATGTGAGTATGAAAAGAAAGGAGATTCATATGTACATGGATGAGGAAGGAACTAATCTTGCCAGTGAGATTCTGGCAGAGGTAAAACGGAACACAAAAAGGTGGTTCTGGGCATTCTGTATCATGATAGTATTGGAGGTTGCTACCATTGTCGGATTCCTCTGGTATATTAGTCTCCCGGTAGAACAGGAGCAGGTGCAAATTGAGAATGACGATGGCTATGCCAATTATGTGGGAGGTGATTTGTCCGGAGGATTACATAATGGTGCTATTCCAGGAGAGATGGACACTGAGGAGTAAATTGTAATAACAATTTGGGAAGCTGTCAGATAATCTGACAGCTTTTCTTTTTTGGCTAATTTGTCAGAATATTCTAATAATGGTAGATAAATTACGAAGATGTCAGAATATTCTGATAAAATGCGAAAAATTGGCAAGTTTTCAGAATATTTTGAATTGTGTACATAAAAGCAAAAATTTGATGAATTGTGTACACAAATTAGCACTCGGTCTGGGTGAGTGATAGTGTAGTAAATGAGTGATAATATTAATAAAATTATGATACAATATGAGTGCTGTCCAGAATATTAAAATAGTGATAATTGCAATAATATTATATTATTTTTAGAGTAAATTTGTTATAATTATCATAAAATAATAAAAGGCTGTGTTAGATAGAACTAATATTATTTCTTCTTAATATTATTAAGTTTAAGGTGTATAAACTTAATAATATTAATTTTAAAATGTATAAACTTAATTTTATTAAGTTAGTACCAACTAATATTGTTTCTAAAAATTCTATAAACTTTTAAATAATTCTGTACGGATTAAAGATTATTAAGTTTCAAATATTCATAACTTAATAATTTAAGGTGAACGCTTAATAAAATAAAGTTAGTTATATTTAATTGTGTACAATCATAAAAAAATGAAAATGAATACGATTTTCTTAATTATATTATGCTAAACATAGTTTAAAACTTAAGAAAATAAAGTACGGTTTGAAGAAAATAAAGTAAAATCATAAAATTATTGTAGGAATCACTCCTTTAGTACGTTATACTTGACTTGTAACAAGTCAACAAGTCAAAAGTAAAAAAAAAGGAGACAGCACTATGACAACTAAAAAAGAAGCAGTTGAAGCAGTCAAGAAAGAAGCAGTTGCAAAGAAGAATCTCGAAGCAAAGAAAGGAACAAAAAACATGAAAGAAGCAGAAAAGAAAGCAGTTGAAAAGAAAGAAGCAGTTGAAGCAGTTGCAAAGAAGAATCTCGAAGATGTAAAGAAAACACTCGAAAGTGTGAATGTTGAAAAGAAAGAGATTATTGAAGTAAAACCGGCGGGGGTAGGAATTAAAGTCAATAACACGAGATTATGCGCTGTATATGTAACAAGAAACAATCAATATAGAATTAAATCAAATAAACTCGCACTTATTGATGAGTTTATCAACGAATACAGCACAAGTCTTGAATGTAAGTTAACTAGTGATAAAAGAGATTATGAAATAACAGGAATTGACCTGGATGACGATATGTTGAAGAGTTTCATCGAAGACATAGCAATGAGAGTTGACAAAAGCAAAGAAGCAAAGAAAGCAGAAAAAGAAGCGAAAGCGAAAAAGCAGGAGGAGGAGAAAGCAGAAAAGAAAGCAAAGAAAGAAGCAGAAAAGAAAGCGAAAGAAGAAGCGAAAGCAAAAGAGAAAGAAGAAAAGAAGAAAGCAAAGAAAGAGAAGGAGGAAAAGGTAGCTTAATTCAAGAAAGCACTCGAAAGAGTGCTTTTTTATTGTTTTAGTATATTGTCAGAATATTCAATACAACCGAGAACAAAAGACAAATAATTAGAAAATTCCGGGCGGGAAAGAGAAAAGAGAGAATAAAATAATATTTCAACTAATTATTAAGATAAATAACTAAAAATAATAAAGTTATCTAATAATATATACATACCAATATAAGTTGTGTATACAACTCTACTATATATAATCAGACAATAAAGAGAATAGTACATAGAGTAGACACAATAAGAAAAATAATCAGAAACTTAAGAAAATAAAGTGTCAGAGAAATAAAAGCAAAAAGTTGAATTGACACACAACTTCAACGAAATGTCGAAATTTTTACGCATTAAGTGAAATTATGTGTATAATTTACGCATTAAGTGAAATTTTCAGACAGTTAAGTGAAACTAATTGTGTACGCAATACACACTAGTCTGTATATACTGTATACGCAATATAGAATAGAAAAACAAGTTGTCAGAAAACAGACCCCCTACCCCCAGAATTGTCAGATAGAGGAGACGAATGTGTATCCGCGACTACCTCATATTTTTCGGTAACTGTAGCCTCAGATTTTTTTATAACCAGAATTTCGTAACTGGTCCCAACATTAGACATCGCCACGTAATATAAAAATATCTTTACTTTTCAAATACTATACAGTATAATGAAATCAAAGAAGAAAGGAGTTCTTGACTTTTATGGATAATACAAACTTAGCTACCGAGATTTTAGCAGAACTGAAAAGAACTTGCAAACGATGGTTTATAGCCTTCCTCGTTGTTTTGTTTTTATGGTTTTCTACGATTGGTATTTTTATTTATTATATTAGTTTGCCAAATAATGCCAAAAATGTACATCTTAAAAACACTGCAGGATATACAACCTACGTTGGTAGAGATTTAAGTGGAGGTAGTTATAATGGCGAGGATTACAGTGACTAGAACCAGAAGAACAACTAGAAGTCGCAGAGCATCTACACGCCGCAGGAGGCGATAAATAGTGAAAGATAATAGGAATACAATAAAGAAACTTCAAATGGCAATTAATACAAAATTTGGAGAACAGTTATTGTATAATAGAAGGCAGTTTTTCAGCAAGAAAGAAAACAGACCAATAAATATGTATACAATAAAGAAGAGTATATATAATCCTCATAGAGGAAAAGATGAAGAGATAGAATTATTTAAATCCTCTTCTCAAATTCAGGTTATTTTATATTTACGAGATTATTGGTTTGAATTAAATGGGTGGGATGTACCTATTGATAATGCTGAATGGAATATGATTAAGTGCAAAGAGGGCATAGGTCAATCTGTATTAAGAAGGGATAGATTACCGACATGGTTAACAGAACAAGAGATATACCAACAGAATTAGGGTATAAACTCTCTCCGAGTGAATCACAGTTTGTTACTTATTTACTTGAAGAAGGAATACCATCTGTTGCATATAAGAGATTAGTAGATTGGGAACTAGAACATGGCATGAGACTTGAGCCTGTTATGGAACATGAATTACAAGCGGCTAGTAAACGGTTGCTTGAAAAACCAGCTGTGCAGGAAGAGTATTGGGCACAGCTAAATGAAATACGTTCCCATAAAGTAGCAGATGCAACGGAAGTAATGCAGTATTTTACCCAAGTAATGAGAGGAGAGATAAAAGACCAATTTGGACTTGATGCTTCACTTTCCGACAGAACACAGGCGGCAAAAGAACTTGCAAAACGGACAGTAGATATTGAAAATAGAATGGCCGGTAAGCCTGATGCAGTTGTAGCAATTAGTTTGAATTGGAAACGAAACGGAGGGTAAAATTATGGAATATTTACCTATTGTTATTTCGATAGCCTCATTTTTATTCGCTGTATATTCTCTCGCCAGTAAGAACAGTAAAGAAAATACGTCTGAATTAACCACTGTTATAGTCAAATTAGAAAATATAGGTAGCGGAATTAGAGATATTAAATCTGAAATTGCAAGCATGAAAAATGACCAGAAAGAAGATCATGAACGATTAATTAAAGTAGAAGCATCTGTTACCACAGCGTGGAAACGCATTGATGAGATGCGTGGAATTAATGATAGGAAGTGATTATTATGAATTATAACATGGGACAAGACATTAAATTTGAACGTGTTAGACGCATAACTGGTTATTTAGTCGGAACATTAGAAAAATGGAATGACGCTAAGAAAGCGGAAGAACGTGATAGAGTAACACATACTAATATAGGAGGCTTAAAAAAATGACTGACACTCTCGGTATTGCAAGCGTGGCGGCAATCACTGTAATTTGTTATCTCGTTGGTATCTTTTGTAAATCGTCTGACCATATTGCAGATGAACTTATTCCTTCTATTATGGGAATTTCCGGAGCAATCTTAGGGGTAGTT